AATCATGGGTTTTGGATGGGCCGAAGCTATTGGCGGTGTTGCCAATTTTGGTAGTTCTGCTCTTTCTTCTTATTTCAGTTGGAAGCATCAGAAGGAAGTGATGCAGAATCGTCACCAGTGGGAAGTTTCTGATATGCGTAAAGCTGGTCTTAATCCGATTCTTTCTGCTACAGGCGGTTCTGGCGCTGCTGGTAATGCACCTGTGATTGCAGCGCCTGATATCGCTGGCGCGATGAAGTCTGGTGCCGAGACTGAGACACAGCATTCTGAAAAGAATTTGAAGGACGCTCTTGAGAAACAGACTTACGTTCAGAATTCTGCTTTGCAGGCTGACGCTGGTTTGAAGCGCGCTCAGGCTGTTGCTTCTGATAGCTCATCAAATTTGATGTGGTCTCAAACGAAAGGCCAGGAGATTGCTAATAAGATTCAAGAAGAGAATTTGAAACAAGCGAAATTCATGACTCAGAATTCAGCTATTGCTGCTGAGAAGCAAAAGATGATTTTTGATTACATGCGTGATCATTCTTCTGCTTGGAAGTTTGGTCAATGGATGGGTCTTGTTAATCCGTTTAACAATACTTCATCTGCGGCTACTTCTGCTGTAGGTGCTGCTCGTCTTGCAAAATGATAGATGTGATTCTTAAGTTCGTTAATGTTTTGCTGAACTCTGGTTCTGCGATCTGGGAGGCCTTCAAGGCCGTTAAAAAACTTTTTAAAAAGTGAGGTTTATATGTCTCGTCGTCGTCACAAGCTTTCTCGTAAAGCATCTAAGCGTATTTTCCGTAAAGGCGCATCACGCACGAAGACTTTGAATACTCGTGCTGTGCCCATGCGTGGCGGTTTTCGCATTTAAGCGTTAACCCTCATTATCTGTCGCGGTCGTCATGGTTATCATTTTGAGCATCTCAATTTCATTTGGATTTTTTCTATGGCTACCGCGGCTTTTCGTTTGACTCTCAAAGATTTTGGCGTCTGCTGGCTTATTCCTGGCGAGTCGACGTATGTTGGTCGTCGTAAGTTGGTGACCTGGACGCTTTATCGCGATCGCCCTTGGGTCGCTCTTTGTTCATTTCAGGTTCGTTCTCGTTCTTCTCGTGAGACGATTCTTCGTGAGCTTCATATTGCGTGTCTTGAAAAATGCCTTGCTTTCACCCGATAACAGCGTATCGTCTTGCTGGTCAGAAGACTAAAGATGGACAACGTAATGCGATAACGTTTGATCCGTCTAAAGCTATTCCGTTTTCGGAGTTTAAGATTCCTTGCGGCCAGTGTATTGGTTGCAGGCTTTCTAAATCTCGTGAATGGGCCGCTCGATGTGTAGTCGAAGCTAAGTCACATAAGAACAACATGTTTCTTACGCTGACTTATGATGATGCTCATTTGCCTGCCGATGGCTCACTTCATTATGAGCACTTCCAGTTGTTCATGAAGCGCATGCGTAAATATTTCATGAGCCGTTTTGGTCAACAGCTTCGCTTTTTTATGTGTGGCGAATATGGCGATAAGCTTGGTCGTCCTCACTATCATGCCATCATTTTTGGCGTTACTTTTGTAGATAAACAGCTTTGGTCGATTCGTCGAGGCAATAACTTATATCGTAGCCGTACGCTTGAGAAACTTTGGCCTTATGGCTTTAGTTCGATTGGTTCAGTCAACTTTGAGACTGCTGCTTATGTCGCTCGTTATGTTACGAAGAAAATTACAGGTCCTTTGAAGCTTGAGCATTACGACGGTAAGGTTGCTGAATTTTGTCGTTGCTCGCTTAAACCTGGCATTGGTCATGACTTTTGTGAAAAGTACATGACTGATATTTATACTAATGATCGACTTATTCTTAGCGAGAAGATTATGATGAATCCTCCAGCTTATTTTGATAAGTTGTTGGAGCGTTCTGATATTGTTCGTTATGAAGAGATTAAGCGTCTTCGCGAAAAGCGAGGACGCGATTTTGAAGATACTGGCGAAGCTTCGCCGCAACGTCTCTCAGTTCGTGAACGCGTCCAAGAACTGAAAGCCGCTAAACTCAGGCGCGTTATGGAAGAGAATCAATCATGATCCTTAAGGTTTTTTCCGTTTTCGACTCTAAACTTCAGGTTTTTAATACGCCGTTCTTCAGTCGCTCTGCCGCTGATGCATCTCGGTCTTTCTCTGATCTCGTTCGTGATAGTCGCACTACCGTTGGTCAGCATCCCGACGATTTCTTTCTTTATGAGATCGGTCAGTACTCTGATGAGACTGGAGAGCTTGTAGCCTCTGCTCCGACACAGATTGCCGCCGCGACTGCTTTTGTTTCTACGATTGAGGACCTCAAAGCGGCCGCGCCTGCTAAGGCCGAAGTCTAAGTACAGACGCGGCCGCAATACGGAGATTCTTCTAATCAGTCCTTGCGCAGTGCGAGGACTTTTTTATATGGAGCTTATATGAAGTTCAAAATTAATCACACAAACGCTACTGCCGAAGGCATTGTCTTTACTGAACCGTCGATGACTCAACAGCACTTTAAAGATGAGACCATGATCGACAACATCTTGCAAAAGTATGCTGAGACCGGTTTTTTGACTGATCCTTTTTCGCCGAAGCGTCCAATTCAGTTTGGTGACTTTTCTGACGTCACAGATTTTCAGACTGCTCAGAATTCTGTTGCTCGTGCCACAGAGTACTTTGAAAGTTTGCCATCGCGCATTCGCGCTTCTTTTAGTAACTCTCCTGCCGAATTTCTTCAGGCGCTTAATGATCCTGAACAGAGGAGTAAGCTTGAAGAGCTGGGCTTTGTCGCTCCTGAGGAGCCTAAAGCTCCTGAGCCAACCCCTCAGCCGACTCCATCTGCCGATCCTAAACCGTCTGCTTCTGACAACAACGGGTAATTACTAATAACTCATATAAGGGATGGTTTCCATCCCTTCAAAATCCCTTCGATCGCCCGCTTGCGGCGATCTTTTTTTTCAGATATCTCAACGATTTGCGCACGGGTACACACCGGAACCAGTTACTTACTTGATGTAACTGGTTCCGGTGACACCCCGATGCACATGCGGGTACCGTACGAAACTCTCGTATGTTTGATTTTCACTGGACATGTGGTATATGCTTTGCCCTACGGTGATAAAGCTTTTGGAGTCTTGGTTTTAGAGCCGTAAGGCGATCGGTTCGATGAGAGGGCTTTCTGAACTGGTCGCCTTTTTTGTTATCTATAGCTATGGATTTTTAGATGTCATCAGTTAATCGTTCTACTCAGCATCTGTTCTCTCAGATTCCTTCGACTCAGATTCCTCGATCGGTCTTTGACCGTTCTCATGGTTATAAGACAACTTTTAATTCTGGTTATCTTGTACCCTTTTATGTTGACGAAGTTCTTCCAGGAGATTCGTTTAAGCTGACAGCTACTTTGTTTGCTCGTCTGGCGACTCCGATTGTCCCTTTTATGGACAATCTGTATTTAGAGACTTTCTTCTTCTTTGTTCCTAATCGTCTTGTTTGGGACAACTGGCAGAAGTTCAATGGTGAGCAGAAGAATCCTACTGACTCTACAGACTTTTTGATTCCTACAGTTTCTGGCACGAATGTTCAGAATCAGACCTTGTGGGATTACTTTGGTCTTCCGACTAATGTCAATAAAGCATTGAAAGTTAATGCGCTTCCTTTCCGCGCTTACAATTTGATTTTCAATGAGTGGTTTAGAGATGAGAATCTTCAAGAATCTTTGAAAGTTCCGACCGGCGATGGTCCTGACAATTTGTCTGACTACAGTTTAGTTCGTCGTGGTAAGCGTCACGACTATTTCACGTCATGTTTGCCGTGGCCTCAAAAGGGACCAGGTGTTGAAATTTCTCTCGGTGGCTCTGCGAAGGTTAATGGCGGCGTTACTTTGGCGGCTCAGTACGGTTCGTATCATGTTGATAACGGCATTGGTTCTGTTTCCAATTGGTCTAACGCTTATCGTATTTCTTATACTAATGCTGTCAGTTTAGGTGAGAAGGATCAGCCTTGGAATCAAGTTTCTAAAGACATTCCTTTGACTCTTGCTGCAACTAATCCTTCTGATCCAGGGAGAATTTCTTATTATGCTGGTCGTGGTTTAGTTTTATCTGATGATTTGTTCGCTGATTTGTCTACCGCTACCCCGATTTCGATCAATGATCTTCGCCAAGCTTTCCAGATCCAGAAGCTCTATGAGCGTGATGCCCGCGGCGGTACGCGATATACAGAAATCTTGCGTTCTCACTTTGGCGTAATCTCGCCTGATGCTCGTCTGCAGCGTCCCGAATATCTTGGTGGTTCGTCTGCTCGCATTTCGATCAATCCTGTCCAGCAGACTTCAGCTACGAATGAGACTACTCCGCAAGGTAATTTGGCCGCCTTCGGTGTCGTTTCAGATTCGTTCCATGGTTTCTCTAAGTCTTTTGTTGAGCACGGCTATGTTTTTGGTTTTGTGAATGTTCGCGCTGACTTGACTTACCAGCAAGGTTTGAACCGCATGTGGTCGCGCCAAGGTCGATTCGATTTCTATTGGCCTGTCCTCGCGCATCTTGGCGAACAAGCTGTTCTCAACAAAGAGATTTACGCGCAAGGTACTGCTGACGATGACAAAGTTTTTGGTTATCAAGAGCGTTATGCCGAGTATCGCTATTACCCTGGACAGATCACTGGTAAGTTCCGCTCGACTGATCCACAGCCGTTGGATAGTTGGCATCTAGCGCAGAAGTTCAGCTCTTTGCCAACACTTTCAGCTCAATTCATTCAAGATGATCCTCCGGTCAATCGCGTTGTTGCTGTGACTAGCGAACCGCAATTCTTGTTTGATTCGTATATTCGTTTGAAGTGTGCTCGTCCGATGCCTGTGTATTCAGTGCCTGGCTTGGTTGATCATTTCTAAGGAGTTGATATGGCTTTAGTTATTTGGCTTGCTGTTGTTGGTACTGTTGTTATTTTTGCTTTAGGACAGTAATCATGGGTTTTGGATGGGCCGAAGCTATTGGCGGTGTTGCCAATTTTGGTAGGTATGGCACAGGAAGCA